CGCAACAAACAGAGGATTCAACCCTGTTTCGGCGCAGACCCGCTCGATTGTCGGATAATAGGTGCGCTTGAAATCCGCCGGTTTCATGGCTATGCGGAGTAAGCGGCTTGTTTTACCTCGAGGTTTTTGGTCACTCCGCCGAGCTTCACGCTCACCGTGCCGGTGCGGGCCTCACCTTCGGCTTCCTGTGCAGGAACCGTCACCTTGAACTGCCCCTGTTCTTTGGTCGTCGTGATCCATGCGGCGGACGGGGTTACAGTCCAGTCCTCCGAAGGAGCTTCGACCTTCACGGTCTGCTCTCCTCCGTCATCGGTGAACTCCGTAAGCGTCGCAGGCGTCAATGTGACGGTGCGTGTGTCGAGCAGCACAGCGAGTTTTCCCCAGACGATGTTGGTATCGATTTTCATCAACATCTTGAAGAAGAACCGTTCGCCGGCATTGGACACACGATCGACCTTGATTGTCGTAGTGTCGGATACCAAATTGCAGGCTGCCCAAAGGTTCGAGTCGATGTCGAGGCTGGCGATTGTCGCCACGATCACTCCGTCCGGCCAGTTTGCCAGGCCCTCGATACGTTTACCTTTGAATCGAGGTGCATTGACGGACGTAGGATCCTTGCCCTTGCCCGAATCCGTAATTTCGTCGTCGTAAGCATCCAGGTCGTTAACCGACATCAGGAAGCAGAAATTCGGATTGTTGCGCATCGCCGCAGGAACTTTGGCCCAGACAGCACGCAAGCGGTCGAGTTGCTTGGTTTTGGTGGTCGTGGCCAGGATCGTTTCCTTATCGGCTGCGATACGCGTCAGGATGCCGTTGAAAAATTGCTCCTCTCCGTCGCCCTGCACACCGTTGATGAAGTGGTAACCCAGTTCATTTTTGGCTACTTTGGCGATTTCGAGCAGCATCTGTTCCTGAACATTGGTCGGCAGTTCTCTGAAGACCAGCTCTCCCGTAGGTTGAAAGGGCTTCCAGAACTTCTCGAATGACCTGGGGTTGAACTCCGTGTAGGCCATCACGTCCTGGGGCTGCAACACGCGTTCGTCGATGGTGAACTGACCTTTCGAATTCTCAGAAGTCGGCTGCTCGACGCGCTTTTGCAGAATTTTCGAAAGCTGCATGCGCGGAATCGAATATTTGTCGCCTACGTTCTGCTCCATGTGGATCAGCCCGCGTTCGAACAATTCGTTCCCTGTCGTTACCAGCGTAAGCAGGCGGTTCAAAAATTCACCGCCGTAGTTGGTTTGAATAGAAGGATTTTGTGCCATAATCGTGTGAGTGTTAGATTTGTGAATTAGCGTCCCAACCGTTTGCGGACTTCTTCTTTGCGCTCTTCCAAAGGATCCGAAGACTGTACGGGATCTTTGTCGAGCTGGTCGAAGATGCGGCGCTTGGGTTTCAGGGATTCGAAATACGCCCGAGCCTTCGCTTTGTCCGCACGCAGCATTGCCACGGCGTTCTCTTTCTGATCTGCCTGAATACGGCCGTCTTGTACATATCTTTCGGCCGCGTTGCGAATCTCGGTATCTTCGGTTTCCTGCTCTCGGCGATGAAATTCTTCGTTTTCCGCTTTCAGCCGATCACGTTCCTCTTTCAAAGAATCCCGCTCGGTGCGAAGAGCTTCCGTTTCTGCCGCCATACCTTCCAGTTCGGCCACTTTTTCAATGGCCGCAGCTTCGTCGGCGCAATCGACGAAGCGCGGACGAGCCTTGAGTTTGTTGAACATAGTTTTGTTTTTTGGGGTTTGTACTTCGAGTGAATTGAGATAATGTTGCGTGTAAGCATCGCATATCTGCCGGGGAGTAGCCTGCGATGCGGCGGGAGTATCCGGTACATCGGTATCGAAAATATCATCGACGAAACCCAGACGAAGAGCTTCAGAAGCTGTCAGCCAGTGATCTTGCCCATCGAAATATGAGTCGCGGATCTGTTCGGCACTCTGTCCGGTACGTTGTGCGTAGATATCGCACAGAATGGCCTCCAGTTGTTCCATCTCGGCCGCATAACTTCTGATCTCTTCGACGGTCCCGGCTGCGGTACCATGAACCGAATGGATCATGAGGCGTCCGTTCGAGGCGATTTTCACACGACGACCACAACCGGCGATGACGGAAGCTGCGCTGGCAGCCAGGCAGTCGATATAAATAGTGATGTCCGCCCGCGAAGCACGCAGGGCGTTGAAGATGGCCAATGCGGCATATACTTCGCCTCCGACGCTGTTGATACGCACATCGATTCTGCGGCCTTCATGTTCGGCTGTCATCAGCTCCTTGACGATGTATTCAGGCTGTACGCGTCCCCAATCCCCGATATCACCATAGAGCATAATGCAGCAACCATCCGTACCGTCGATGATGTTCACGATTTGATGTTTCATGGTGCATTGATTTTGACGCAAAATTGAGCGCTATTTCAACACTTTGCAAACCGTTAAAACATCATAAAACTTTATATATCAATGATATTATTATAAAGTGTATCTGCTGTTCCGTCGGTTTGAAAACCCCCTTTTTAGATGTCATTTTTGCATCAAAATCCAATGAACGATGAATACGATATCCCGACAGCAGCAGAAAGAATTCGCCCGTACACTCTACCTGCGTGAGAATCTTACGCAGGCCGAAATCGCCGAGCGCGTGGGAGTCAGCCGGCAAACCGTCATCCGCTGGGTGGGAGCCGAAAAATGGGACGAACTGAAAGCGTCGATTTCCATGACGGCGGAAGAGCAAATCCGAAATCTGCAACGGCAGGTCATCGAAATCAATAACTCGATTCTCAACAGAGAGTCGGGAAATCGCTATGCCAATGCTAAGGAGGCCGATACGATCGTCAAGCTGACAACCGCCATCAATAAGCTGCAAACAGAAGCCGGAATTCATGAAATCGTAGGGGTAGGAGCTGCATTCGTCGATTTCATGCGCCCGATAGACTTGGAAAAAGCCCAAGAATTCACCCGATTGTTCGACGCCTTCATCAAGGCTAAAATGACAAAACGATGAAGCAGATAGACCGCGACGCCCTGCGATATTGGGAAGAACTCAAGCACTCCATCTACAATGCGACGTCGATCGACGAGGCCATGACGCAAGCCGAGATCGAGCGGCACCGTACCCAGTTGGAAGCCGACCCGCAGGCATGGATCAGCTTTTTCTTTCCCCAATACGCCAAATATCCCTTCGCACCCTTTCAGTTGCGTGCCATCCGCCGTGTATTGACACATTCCGAATGGTTCGAAGTTCGTAGTTGGAGCCGGGAGCTGGCGAAGTCCACTATCGGAATGTTCGAAGACCTTTACCTCGCGCTGACACGACGTAAAAAGTTTTTCGTCATAGCCAGCAACACCAAAGAGGCTGCGGTGCGCCTGTTAAAGCCTTATCGGGCCGAACTGGAAGCAAATCGGCGCATCAGGCAATACTATGGAGAACAGCAGACCTTCGGACAATGGACGGAGAACTTTTTCAAAGCCCGATGCGGCGCGAGATTCATGGCCATCGGCGCCGGAGAAACACCGCGCGGTGTAAAAAACGAATCCGTGCGTCCCGACGTGTTGCGTGTCGATGATTTCGACACCATTCCCGACTGTCTGAATCCCGATATCCTCACTCAAAAATGGACATGGTGGGAAAAAGACCTTTTCCCCACCCGCTCCGTATCGGAAGGTACGTTGGTCGTGTTCAATGGCAACATCATCGCCGAAGATTGCTGCGTAAAACGTGCCGGAGCTATTGCGGATCATTGGGATATCGTCAATTTGCGGATGGTGGATCCCAAGCGTCCGAACGGAATCGCGGACTACCGCGAAGGACACTCCGTATGGCCGGAAAAGAACAGCGAAGAGATGATCGACCGCGTGTTGTCGAAGATGAGCTACGTATCGGCAATGGCCGAGTATTTCAACACGCCCATCGCCGAGGGTAAAATATTCGAACATCAGTTTTTCGGAAAAATTCCTCCGCTTACCAGATTCCCGTTCTTGATGATCTACGGAGACCCCGCACCCTCGCAGAAACGCAGCGCTGCGGGTGGCTCGTTCAAATCCGTATGGCTTACCGGAATGCTCGACGATGTACTCTACATAATCAAAGGAAGACTGTTCCGAGGGCTGAACGACGATTTTATCAACGCCTACTTCCACTTGTTCCAATATGCCGGAGCCGGGTTGAAAGTTCCTGTATATTGTTTTATGGAAAACAACTCCTTGCAGGACCCATTCTTCCAACAAGTGTACAAGCCGCTGCTGGCACTTAAACGCAGGGAAACGGGAATCAATCTTTCGATCCTCCCCGATACGGCGGTCAAAGGTGACAAAGCCATGCGTATAGAAGCCAGCCTCGAACCGCTCAACAGGGCCGGACGGCTCGTATTCAACGAGGCCGAAAAGAACAATCCCGACATGCAGGAGCTGGCAAAGCAGTTCCGACTCTTTTCGATGAAACTTACCTATCCGGCCGATGGTCCCGACAGCATCGAAGGAGGATTCCGCATGATTCGGAGCAAGCGCAGCGTTTTGGCGCCCCTGACGATCGTTGCGGCAAAGGATTACCTGACCAATAAACACCTGATATAATATGGCTGAATTCATCACTATCGATGATTACGATGCCACGGTGCATCGCGAAATCCTCGACGCACTGGTGCGTGAGGACGAAAACGTAATTGAAATCTGCGAAGACCGCGCGATCGATGAGATGCGCTGTTATATGTCGCAAGTTTACGACTGTAACAAGATTTTCGCCGCTCGTGGCGAAGAGCGCAGCCAAATCGTACTGATGTTCGCCCTTGACATCGCTGTATATCACATCTTTTGCATCCACAACCCGCACAATATGTCTCAAATACGCATCGACCGATACGAGCGGGCTGTCGAGTGGCTGAAAGGGATTCAAAAGGGACAGATACGAGTTGACGGGTTACCGCCGGCTCCCGTTGCCGAAGGCGAAAGCCCTTCGACTCCTTATCTGGTATCGAGTAATCCGAAACAACATAACTTCATGTAGTCATGGCTCGCAAGAAAAACAAAACGATAACCGTAGGCGGCACTCCGGGACTGACCGGACAGGCTCCGGCGACAATCATCCTCACGGCACCCCAGATCGGAGGTGTCGATATTGCGTCCTATATGCGGGCGATCCGTGATGCCGACCGTATCGACTATCCCGACCGGGTCCGCCTGTACAATCTTTATATCGATCTGCTGAATACCGACGCCCATCTCAACGCCGTGATCAACAAACGCCGGGCGGCATTGCTCGATCTTCCGATCGTATTCCGTCGGAATGATCGCATCGACGAGAAGGTGCAGGAGCATTTGCGATCGCCCTGGTTCAGCAACTTCATCCTCGATATTCTCGACGCGAAACTGTGGGGATTCTCGCTCTTTCAGTTCCGTCGGGACGGCGAATGGCTCGATTACGATTTGATTCCACGCAAGCATGTCGATCCCGTGCGGCGCCTGATCTTCATGCGCGAACAGGATATCACGGGCGACAGCTGGGACGAATTCGCAGATCTGCTTTTCGTCGGGAAACCCCGAGATCTGGGGTTGCTGGCCCAAGTGATGCCCTACGCCATCTATAAACGTAACTGTCTGGGATATTACGCCCAATACACGGAGTTGTTCGGGCAACCTCTGCGCGAAGGCACTTACGATATGTACAACGATGAGGCAAGGAGGGCCATGCTCCGCGATCTGACAGCGATGGGTGCCAGCGGAATATTCCTTCACCCGGAAGGGACCGAGCTCAAACTGCACGAAGCCGCGCAGAAGGCCGGAAGCGCCCAGCTTTACGAAACTTTGCTGGATTACTGCGACAATGCCGAAAGCAAGGCTCTGCTCGGAAACACACTCACAACACAAACCGACGACACCGGAACGCAGGCACTCGGGACTATACACAAGAACGCCGAAGAGGCCATCAATCACATGGATCGTCTGTATGTGTTGAATGTGCTGAATTACGACATGGCGGATATTTTTACCGCACTGGGAGTAAACGTCAAGAACGGCAGGTTCGAATACGAACAACCCAAGAACATCAATTTGGAGGCGAGAATCAACATCGACCGTACATTGCAGGCTATGGGATTGCCGATCAGCGACGATTATCTCTATGAAACTTACGGCGTGGAGCGTCCGGCCGACTATGATCGGCTCAAAGCCCGGATGTTGCAAGACCGATCCACCGAAGTCATAGAAACCGCAGGAACACTTCCGCAGAACCGTACGTCCGGGAATATTTGGAACCGCATGCGCGATTTTTTCGGCATCGCCCCCGACAACGATCCGGGGGCTTTAGAATGGTAGTCGAAAACCTGTACCGAAATGCGGCGGCGGAACCATCGGTCGTTTTCGATTTTTCGGAGGTGATGATGCGTATGCTCCACGACATCTACGAAAAGAAGTTCGACCCCCGGACTGAGATCGACCGGGAAATGTTCGAAGAGGTATGGGCCGAATTCAACCGTGCAGTGATGAACGGATACGGCGAGCCGACCCATACGGACGCGGGATTCGATTTCTACCAGGCACTGCGACGCAGCAATGCCGTATTCTCGGCCTTCAAGGTACACCGCATGCAAAACGACATGGCGGCACAACTGCTCGATGCCGACGGAAAACTGAAGCCCTTCGAAAAATGGCGTGAAGACGTGGCGGCGATTGCCGATCATCAGGTTGGCAGTTGGTTACGCACGGAATACGACACAGCCATCAAGCGGGCGCACCTGGCGGCCGACTGGCAGCAGTTCGAGGCCGAAGCCGATCTGTTTCCCAATCTGGAATGGCTGCCGAGTACCAGTGCAGAACCGCGTCTTGAACACATGGCGTTCTATGGTTTGATTTTGCCGATACATCACCCTTTCTGGCGTGAATACTTCCCGGGAAATGTTTGGGGATGCAAGTGCGGTATTCAATCGACCGATGCTCCGAGAACTCCCGAAGACCAGATACCGGTTACGTTGCCCGGCAGTGGTGCCGTCCCCGGCCTCGATGCGAATCCGGCCCACACGGGCGAAATATTCAGTCGGACCCATCCGTACTACACCGAAGCCTACAAAGGAGCAAAAAAAGCCGTGGAGGTCCTTCTCGACGAAATTTTCCCCGATTACGCCGACGTGAAGGTCGTACCGCAACACACCGCCGACTATACCGCACGCGTGAAGGAGATTCGACAACTGGCGAAGCCGCTTCGGGAAGAACCGCTGACGAACCCCGGATTCGACCGCCAGATCGAGATTACGATGCGAGGAATCAAAGAGTATCTGAACCAGCCCCACGTCCACTATGCACACAAGAACGAGCTGTTGTTAAATATTCCGGAGGTCATGCGCCACGCAAAATATATGGGTGCCGTACCCAATTTCAAAGATGTCCCCGGCCTGAAACAGTCGCACATCTTCGAAATTCGGATTCTGGGCGATAAAAGCTGGATCGTGGTACGCGAAACTACGGACGGACAGATATTGTTCCACAGCATTTCGGACTCCTCGCGCGTTTTGGAGGGGGTAAAAAAGTAACGGCCTCAAAACCATTCTCGCGGAACTACAATCCGCGCCGCAGGTTTCAAGGCCATCGTTACATTGCAAATGTAAGATGTTTTTCAACGGAATCCAAATAATTCTTCGAATTCCGCTCAAAGAGGAATAAAATGACGATTGAACAACTTCGAAAAGAACTGAAACAGATCGAATCCGGAACTCAGAAGTTCTTGCGCAACAAAATGCCCAGAATCACCGGACGCCTGGCCGTAAACCATTACCAGGCGAACTTCCGCAAAGGAGGATTCGTCGATGAAACACTCGATCCGTGGCCCGTGACCAGGCGGCAACTCTCAGGAGCGGGTAGGGCCGGAAGCAAATACGGGCCTCTGCTCAGCCGCCGGAACCATCTGATGAAATCGACCCGATACGAAACATCCGACTTTCGGACCCGTGTATTCAACGATGTGACTTACGCCCCCATTCACAACTGGGGCGGGGTAACGCATCCTACCGTTACCCCGAAGATGAGAGGGTATGCGTGGCACCAGTATTTCGCGGCTGGAGGAGGAAAAGCAAAAGGACATAACAAAAATACAAGAAACGAAACCGCAGAGATGTGGAAGCGCCTTGCACTGACGAAAAAAACGAAACTGACAATCCGCATCCCCCAGCGTCAGTTCCTCGGGCCGAGCAATACTCTTACCCGACAGATAATCGACAAAGGAGAGAAAGAACTTTATAAAATAATTGCATCGAATGAATGAAGTACTGATTGAACTGATCGCACGCCTGGGACAGCAGATCCCCGAACTGCGTATGATCGACGAAGATTACGGACAGTTGGAGCCCAATCCCGGCGACCAATATCCCGTCACGTTCCCGTGCGTGCTCTTGAGTGCCGTGGAAACCGAATGGAGCAATGCCGGCATCCCCCAGGTGAACGTCCAGAAGGGCACGGCAGAAATCACGGTGCGCCTGGCTGTCGATTGCTATGACGACACGCACGCCGGATCGGGAACCACAGACAAGATCGCCGAACGCGCCCGGCTGAACCGCTGCGTGCTACAAGCCCTGCAAGGGTACCGGCCCAAAGGCTCCATCGGCCCGATGTCGCGGATCCGCAGTCGCGCCTCCACGACGATCTACAACTGGAAGATTTACGATACGACCTTCCGATGGCCGGTCAAAGATCAGATAAACGAGGGAAAATAGCCGCTATTCGCCGCAGAAAAGAGCCAGCTGTGCCGCCGTGATACGCGGTTTGCGGACTTTAGGAACCGGCTGCACCTTCAAATCCTTGCACTCCCGGCACGCCTGGCGAATTACCGCCATGATCCGCTCCTCGGAGATGAAGAACTCCTGCTCCGACAGGATTTTCAAGGCGTCGTCGAAGCGCAGCCTCTGCACTTCCGTCCAGTAGTAATACCGGCGGATCAGCGCCGAGTTGCGCTGTTCGATCAAGTGTTTGTTGCGGCCGCGAGGCATCGTATCGGAATGAATGAAGTGCTTTTTGCAAAAATAATCATTTTATACTTCTTTTTATCGATTATATTCAATAATTTAACGAAAAACCGCCGGATTCATTCCGGCGGTTCAACAGTTGATCGGAAAACGGTCAATTCCCGTTCATTTTACGGGCCGTTTCCCATTGGGGCATCATATCTCCGAGCAGCTGCGGAAGACACAGAAAACCGCTCTCCGGGCAGTTGCCCTGATTGACCAGGCCGAGCAGGTAGGCGATCTCCTCATGCAGGTTCAACCAGCTTTCGACCGGGTCGCAGCCGGTATATACCTCGATGATGTAGCGGTCTTTCTCAAAACGTACCATCGCTGCCTCCTTTCTCGATGACGAGCCGTACGGGCTGCGCCTCGCGCAGCAGGCGGCGGAAATCGGCCATGAACGCCTCGCGCCGCTCCTCGTGACGCACCTGGCGAATTTCGGCGTAGAGCCGGAACAGATCACCCTCGGTGACCATATAACGCTTGCGAATCTTATTGTGTCCCATGATGATTTACTTGTTTGAAGGTTTAACGATCGGATTGGTGTTTGCGGGCGTTCTGATTTCCCAAGGCAGCCCCGCGACCGCAGTTAAGATGTACCGCCGGAAGTCGCCGGGGTGACGGCACAGGAACATTCTCGCCCAAAAGACGCTGTGCCATCTCGCGCGGAGCGTGGTACAGACAGTCTGCTTCGCGGTTGGCCTGCGCACGTTTATAGAGTGCCATCAGGATCCTGCTGCTTCGCTGACCGCCGTTCAGAACGCGGCTCACAGTCTGGCGGGTCACGCCCAGCTCCATGGCAATTTCGATCTGATCCCCCTGGTGAAGGCTCTCGCCGATCAACCACAGCAAGTGGAGTATCTCTGCCGTGATCGGCTCACCGCGCCGAGGGTGGCGGAGAGAACGTCTTATTGGCAAAACCTCATAACGGCCCGTTCTGCGAAGGGCTGGCAGCACCTCTGACGTTACCCATTTGCGGAAGGCTTTCGCTTCCTCTTTGCGTGATTGAAAAATAAGATGGTACAAACCGCTCTCATTGACTACTACCATTTGCTGTGTTCCCGAGGGGGTCGGTACTGGCGACCCCCTCCTTTCATCATCATCGAGAGCAGCCAAAGCATCATTGTGATTGGATAATCCAAGACACATACATACATCTTTACCGCAGAAATACGGCTCCCCATTGAGAAGAACGGTACGCACTTGTTGGTTTGAAGCGTTGAACGTAAACGCTTGCGGCAGTAAGATGCCAGCTTTATTCTTATTGACAGTCATAAATAAGAATTTGTGATAAAATAGCAACGCCCAACGTAGGTGTGACTGTCACATACGTTGGGCGTAAGTCGTCGGTCATTTCTTACCGACCACCATATTGGGCGTTGCCTTTTATCCTGTTCAAAAATCAGTTCTTGAATTCTGCCCAAGACAAATGTATGTAACAGTCAAGGGCAAAGGTAAAAACTTTTTTTCGGAAAACAAATTCGACTAATTTATATCGAATCTCTTGACAGGAATAAGAATTATCGCATATAAAAACGGGATAATTATGGTATCAACTGAATGACATTTGCTCCATTCTGGAGTTTTTCAATGGCTTCAGGCATCTGTTTTCCGATCGCCTTGAATCTGGCCCGGCACTCCTGCTTTATCGTTCCTATGTAATCGGACGGCCCGTGTTGGATAACATGTAATCGCACCTTTTCGACAAAATCTTCAATTATCAATTTCTCGGCGCGATCCATATCTCCAGTTAAAACACA